CACCACCAAAGTGGGAAGCAGCTTTGCGAGCATCTCCTTCAGAGATTCTTCGTCGACGACTTTGACTAGATCGGCGGCGATTTTGACTAGCATTTCGTGTTTGGCGGGTTTTCATTGATCGAATTGCGCGGCGGAGGTCAGCTTCGTTAATAGTGATTTCTTCATCATCATCAGCTTCTTCCAAAGACTCTTCAACTTCTTCAGCTTCAACCATGTAATTTTCATCTGCGGCATATCCAGCGTCTAAATCTTCTTCCTCGTCTGCTTCTTCAGCTTCTTCTTCAACTTCTTCCTCTTCAACTTCTTCCTCTTCAACTTCTTCTTCTATATTAAGACCAACCTCAGCAGCAAGTTCTTCTATGGCAGATCTGATAGCTTCCATGTCGATATCTTCATCGCCTTCTTCGCCAAGATCTAAATCTTCTTCAACTTCTTCCTCTTCAGCTTCGTCTTCGAGATCTAGATCTAATTCTTCTTCCTCTTCTTCAGCTTCAGACAATCTTCGACGATTGTTTTTATTGAGCCGGCTAGTTGGCCGGCGAGTGCTTCTGGACATATTGGTCTCCTTTATAACTTCCAAAATTTCTTTATTTAATTTTCGCTCAACTAGCGTCTTTATACTCAACACTGAACGTATTTTGTTCAATTCTTTTAATATTAACTTTTTTGTTTTGTTGGTTTTTGCTTCTCGCAGTTTTAAAACTAATTGAGTTGCTTTTCTTCTTAAAAGTCTAGTGCGTCTGACGCGTTTCGATTCGACAGTAATGTTAATGTTAACATTTTTGTCTTTCGCGATTTCGCTTTCTTCAGATTCATCATACTCAACTTGCATTGGATCTACTAACTCTATATCACTTTCGTAATCAAATGTTGGAGACGATTGTGGTGGAAAATCTTCAACAGGTAGATCTTCTTGATATTCGTTATCCTCAGAAGAAATTTCGGAATCGTCCAAATCCTCTTCTTCAATATCATCTAATTGCATCTCATCTTCTTCTGAAGTTAATTCCTGTTCAATTAACATTCGAATCCTAGGTGTAATTGATTCAATTATTTTGTTTTTCGCATTCTGTTCTGCTATTTCTTTAAGCTTTCGCGCTTCAGCAATTGCTTCGGAATATATGCTACTCATTTTAAATCTCTCCAATAAAACATACTTGAGTATTTTATTTTTTAACTAATATTTTGTTCACTTTTTTACTACGTTTTTTGCCTAAATACCTTTTTAATCTAGATTTCATTCCACGAGTTCTCGGATAAGACTTGTCTTTTAAATCTTTAAGTATACCACTTTTTTTCCACTTTCTCGTAAATTTGCGAATCATTTTATCGTTCTCGATTCTATAATCTTTCTCTTTGGGTGATGCTTTAACTTGAAAATTGCAACTCATATAACTTCCATTATAATTAAACTAATACATTCGCGTAAACCTAGAAGAATACTATCCTCTAGATTATATATATACTCTTCAGAATCATCTTCCAAAGGTTCCCTATCAAAAGAGTAGTTATATGGTGTATGATTCATTTTAAATTTAGAATCACAATAACTACTAACTGGGCTTGATGAATACTCCAAATGACCATCTCGTTCTCTACGTACGGTTGAAATAGTAGGCATGCCATTCGAAATTTCTTTGACATAATAAGGATCTGCAAAACTAGATGTATCTGCCCTTTGTAAAGGATCAGACTTAATTGATGGCATAATCATTTTATTAGCAATCATGTCAGCTAATACTTCATCGTCTTCTGAATATTCTAATTCTTCAAAATCATCGTAATAAGGAAAACTGCTATTAAGCTTTTGATGGGTTTGAGGACTGTTTTTAAGAGTCCCATAACCCAATCCAAATTTTCTGTCTCTAGCAATGCCTAAATTAATACTCATAATTTGTTTTTTAGCCCGCAGTCCATTTTCCAAGTGTTGGGTTTAAACAAGAACCCAATCCGGTTTCAGTGGTTTCTGCAGGATTCAATCCCCCATCAGCTCCTGCTACTGTGGTACCAGCATGTAAAACATCTTTAGATCCTTCAATATACGAATTTTGTTTTCCCGGATATTTGCTAATAAAAGACTCTCGATAATCAGCAGCAACAGCAGCTCCCGCCGAGATATCTGGAACGTATGCATTCGGAATGTTCAAATCATCAATAGCAACATCTTTAAGATTAGGAGTATTTTCAAAAGTCATATGATTTGTACTGTTTAATCCATAATCACCAGCACCTTGATCAAGACCATCCCATGTAGGACCTTTTCCTTTTAAATGTTTTTCGAAAATAGCTTTAGGATCATATGACTCTAAACCAATATTCGACGCTGGAAAAGCTATACGTAATAACTCTGAATTTCTTCCTATTATATTGCCACTTCCCAATGGACCTAAACTTTTAACTTCTGACGGAGATGGTAGATTTCCACCATTTGCTACATCCCATGTTGGTTCTTTACTGTGCTTAGATAATACACCGCCAGAAGCCAATGGACCTATTGCGTCAATTCCTGTAATTATTTTTCCTGCCACCTTATAATCTCCAAGTTATAATATTGCTTTTATATTTTTTTAATAACTCGCCTTTTTAAAATACGTCTTTTTTCCTGTAACTTCTTAACTTGACTGATAATTTTTTTATTTTGAAGACGCAATTTATTCTCTTTTATCTTGAGAGCTTTTATAAAATTTACATCTTTTTCCAAAGTGGACGCTTCATCACCAGCTTTGACCTCTTTGGCTTTAACTTTAGAAATATCTTTCAACTTTCCAGTCAAAGCTTCTTTCTGAAGCTTTTTAGCTTCGCGCAAAACGAAAGCCCGAAGATTGAATTTTCTAGTTTTTCTTTTTCTTTGCATAACATGTCTCCTGTAAATAACCCATTTCTAATAAGTATTCTGAAAAAAGATAATTTTACTATTTTTTTGGAGAATCTGCAAAAGCTAAAGATGCCCAATTCGAAGTATTTTCGAATAAGTCTTCTATCCTGTTTTCATGGACTAAAGCTGCAGCACCATCTACTGGGTGGTGCATTCTTTTTTGACCGGAATTGCTCATTCCTTGCGAAGCTAAAGTTGTAGCAGCTGTGTCGGCTAAAATTTCTTGCATCGTTGGATCTGTAGTAATAGAATTAATTGCACTTTCGTTAACTAAAGGTTGTTGTCTAGTATCTACTCTTTTCGAATCTAAAACATCCCTTCTTTTTTGAATCGCTAACATTGGATTAATTTTCTTTTTTCTGTTTCTAGGACTTTTCTGAACTGATTCTATCAACTCTTCTTCCATGGACTCAGAATCAATCCCTTCAAGCAGGATTTCTACTAGACACTCTTTTACTATTTCTTTTAACATTGAACGTTTTATTTTAGCCATTTTTACCTCTTACGATGTTATCGCTGTATCGTTTGCTACACTATAAATAGCAGTAAACCCATGGGTTGTAGATGTGGCAGTAACTTCTGCTTCTTGATTTACGCCAATAATGTCTGCCGGAGATGATCCTTTTGGAAGATGAATATCTGGAAAGTTTCTTATGTTTGTAAGTCCCGCAAGAAGATTTATTTCCAAATCATTAATCGCGTCCGGAACGTGAATAAGAATTACTTTAACTTTCATTTCTACTGAGGTGTTAAAAAGCTGATTACTGGCTGTAGCCATAACGTAATTCTGTCCCTGAATCCCTTTGGTAGTTGTATAGTCTGCAAAACCAACTTTTACACCGGTGAGAGTACCTTCTAAATACAATTTAACCCAACGCGATACATAGGGCAAAGTAAGCGTAATTAACTTATCACCTGAAAGACCACTAACAGACTTGTAATATGCGAATGGAAAACCACTCTGCTGGTACTCAGATACCATGCCGTGATGAGGTTCTGGCCATTGGGTACCTCCTTGATTCCCGCTTGTCTTATCTCTATCAAAATAACTCATTATTATTTACTCCAATCTAATATATCATTAAATATTCTATCAATTCTATCTGATTTATTAAAATGTTTTTTCAAATCAGATTCTTTTATTTCTCGACCTTCTTTCATCATAAATGCACCAGGAGTAGAAGGTTCAGAAACAAAGTCCCAACAGATAAGTTGGAAATCATCTTGCACAACCTGATTGTCACCTTCTCGTCTAGTAGAACCAACACCTCGTGAGCTAATTCCTAATGTAACACCACTTTCAACCAATGACTTAAGAATTTGACCACTTGGGGTGTCTAGAATTTCAACAGTTCCATGACATATATCACCTTCCATGTATGCTTCAGTAACAATGTGAGAGGCATTCTTTAATTCAACGACAGATGAATCTGGATGATCTAACTCGCCCAAAGCCCTTCTTTCAGCGATGAATTTCTGATAGTTTCTTACTTCTCTTTCTAATATCTCTATAGGATAAACTCTTCCATTCTGATTTAGGGTATTTGCTTTTTGCAAAATACCTTTCATTATAATTTTTCCGTTGTTATTGCTTCGTTCTTTTAATACTTCTTTGTTATATTCCCATACATTCCATTCTTGCAATAATTTGAGTGTATTATCCATTGGTTTTCTCCGTTAACTCTTCTTTCAATTGACACAATAACATGAATTTGCTTAAAGAATTATCGTCAATTTTTGAAGTGTCTAATTCTTTAAGCTCGTTAATCACCGGAGTTATTTTTTCTTTAACTATCCGAGAATTGCATGTAATACTATATTTTCTCAAATCATTCATGGCTGTTTCTTTTATAGCATCCAAAGTTGTTTTAAAACTTTTCTCCGAACTAGAAAACACATATTGTTTTATGAGACTTTTTTGTATTTCGTTTAACCTTTTTCCATATTTGTCATTGAATTTTTTTATCATAATATTAACAACTAAACGATTAACCTCAGGATTCTTTTGAGAATCTAAACTAACAATTTGTTTGTTTTCCAATAATATGTCATGAACCTTCGCTTCATATATAACTGTTTTTTCAATATTGTTTTTTCTATTGGCGCGCCAATCATTTATTAAAATTTGTACCGTCGCAAGTTTTCTATATTCTAAAACTTTTTGGTTATAGAATGTTTTTCCAAAAGCCAAGTTAATATCCCTTATTAATCTCGACTTTTCTCTGTTCAATTGCTCTTTGTCATGTATACGACTGGCTTTTCGAGCCTCTGAAAGAATGCTAATAGCTAAACTCGAACTGGATATATTAGGTTTTATTAACGCTAACATCAATCTGTGTTCTCTGTGTAATTCAGTTCCAGGTTTGAAATATTTTTTTACTAATTTCTTTGCCTCGTTAGCACGTTGAAGATTATCATTAATTAATTCTTTTGAAATAACAAGAATTAATTGCTCATAGATAATCCCGACATTTCTTTTTTTGTTGTGGGATCTTTTAGTCATTATTGTCTTCCTCCAATTCGAAGTCTAATTCTACATCGTCTAAATCATAACTCTCTTTCAAAACCTTCCGAACACCTAACTTTTGTTGCATGTTCTCCAACGTTTTTTGAAGAGAACGATTCAAACTGGGACGGTAACCTTGATAATTATTATCTTCGCTTTCCTCTTTTCCCAAAATAATATCTGCCAAGGATTGTTTTTTACTTTCTAGAAACGTATTCCCAAACGGGTTTTGCAACCAATCTTTTTCATACGGGTCATTCAAAGTATCTTGTTTCCTACCACGCTTACCAATAGATGTCATTTTTAGGAAGTCCGGATGGCCTACGTCTGTCGGCTTTATAACTGATTTTGAAAGAGGTTCGCCCCACGCATTTTTAGCTTTGGAAGAGGGCTTTATCTTTCCACGTTCACCCGATATTTTCTCCAAATCAATCTCATCATCGTATATGTCGTCATACATGTCGTCTTCGTCTATTTCTTTCAACGTAGAGGATAATTTTCCTGACTCAGCATTCAATAAATTGCCCGTTCTAATATCAGCTGCGAATAAGTCTCCTCCCATATCGTCTCCACCAGCCTCTTCTTCATCTCCACCCGCAGGTTCTTCTGAACTAGTTGGATCTGGAGTAGCCTCTAACTTCATGTCATCTAATTTGTCTTTTATTTTTTCTCTTTCAATTTGTAAAATTTCATCTTCCGATAATCCCATTACATTTTTTCTAATCCACGATCTACTAACCATACCCTCAGGAGCAGATCCAGCAATACTAAATCTTTGTTCTATCAACGCTAACTTTTGTTGCTGCGCTAAACTAGATGGATTCGACAATTGCAACGTAAAATCTAAAAGATCTTCATCTTCAAACCCATGAGCGTACAAATGTATCATTGCAACTTTATTTAACTCTGCAATAATAGTTTTCTGAATTCTTTGAATAGTTCTAGAAAATCTTATATCTTCTTGAGCTAACGTTGCTTTCGCTCCAACATCTTCATCATATCCTAAATATGCTTTAGGTATTTTTAGAGCAGCAAACAACTTTTTCTGAATATACTCAACATCTTCGATTGCTGATGTATTAGAGCCCCCAGATAAAGAATCAATCCTAGTGCCTGAATCACCACCACGCACAGGAATGAAATAATCCTCATCAACTGAATTCTTAACAAATATGCCTGAGTTATTGTAGTTTCCATCGATATCGATGCTATTGACCGCGAAATTATGACGATCGTTTTCACCATTATTTCCTATTACCGTCATACAATATACATCAGACGAATCAAATACTTCCTCTGTTCGAATTACTTTGTGATTTCTATATCCTTGATCAACTGCTGATCTAAAATCACCGTAACCTTTTGCTAATCCTTCGCGCTTTGCAACAGAAACCATGACAGCAACGTTGAATTTAGAAATATTTCTATTGTTTAATTTATTTTCCGGATTATTCCATGGCTCTTTGTGATGAACGGTTCTTTGTTTTGTAGCTTCCCACTTAACAGGATCGATATCCTTCATGATAAGTTGATGCGTTTTCTCATATTTCTCCGTGTTTGGATTGTAAACACTTTCGTATCCAAGATTACTTATCTTTCTATATAACGGCATTAAGCTGTCACCAGCTTCCAATTCATCTGCTCTTTTCGAAGATCCATCTCTCATCACGAATGGATGTTCTGGTGCTGTCATGACGTATGTATCGTCATCTAACCATACTTTGATCATCATATCTGCAGTATAGTTTTTTCCGCACCATGAGACTTTTCCGGGAACAAGCTGGTTTGTTTCATCTTGAATCGAATATACCCAACATTCCTTTCCAACGGCAACTTCTTTTGACAATTCTTCTATAGTTAAAGTTCTGCCGTCAAGAAGAGGTATCGGAGTATCCTTCCAGACAGGCATTGGATTATATCTTAAGTCAAGTTGTCCGTTCGATTTATTTACTACTTGAGATCTTTTGAGCGCTGTTTTTGCTTGTTCAACATATGTTGGTATGTCTTCAGGCGGAACGTTCCCAACATCGATGTAAAATACTCGACGTTCTGGAGATCTAATAACACGATATACTAACATCGCATCTTCAATTAGAATAAGCTGTCTCCAAATTCGCCTAGCAGACTCCAACACAGAAGATCCATATGGGAGAAAAGCATCATTTCCCAACAAACGAAAATGTGATATTTGCCAATTCTCCAAGGATTGATTACCTTGTGTGATCCAACGAAATCTAACTGCTGAAGGATCATCGGGATCGAAACCCTCTTCTCGTTCAATCTCTGATATTGGTATTGGATAAGCATTTATAACACCAAATTCTGGGTGTACGTCGTTGAATAGAAAAAAGTCTCCGTATTTAACTAAGTTTCTTACCCACATCGCCAAATTGAAGTTTAAATTCAATGTATCATAAAACAACGTGTCTAAAAGCTCTCTTACTTTTCTATTGTCAGATCTAATGTGTAAACATTTTCCTTCTGAATCTTCCGAAACACACTCTTCCGAATATATGTCCAAAGCAGATGCTATTTCTGGAGTTGCTTCCATTTCTGCAAAATCAGAATATCTAGCCATCCTGTCGTACGAACCATACGCAGATAAGGTTGAATTATATACGTCACTATGATGTTTTTTGAATAAATCAACAGCACTGCTACTAACTTTGCTTTTTTTGTCAAATCCTTTAACTCTTCTTTTGATAGTAGGACCTGACCTAAATAATTTAGTCAATCGTGAAAATAATGATTCTTGCGCCATTTAAAATACCTCTAACATATAAATATAACTTACTTTATAACCCAATCAAAATTAGTGTAAGGATTTGATGTTGGTGACAATGATTTACGATTCCCAACTTTAGTGTTTTCATCTGCATATGCAGATTGTTGAGACATAACTGTGTCTTTTATATTAGTGTTATTAACCCCGAACGCTTGTAACATAACCTTATTAATATCAGTCCCTTGTTTACATAACTGCGGGCTAGTATCATATAACCAAACACCTATTGCTAACGCTATTATTAAATCATCGTTTTGCCCTCTCTGTGCTTGGGCTTTTCCATTTTTCCAAACGAACGTTTTAATTTCTTCGTATAAACGACTAGACTTTACCATCACCTGTTTTGTGCGTAAAACCTCTTCTAATTTTGTCAATATTTGATTTCTAGTCTTGGCGTTTGTTTGAAATCCGATTTTTCCAATATCTTTACTTCCATACATAAATGAATATCTGTCTTTCTCAGTTTGAAAATATAAAGTCGGATATTTCATCTCAACTAACTTCATTATTACTGCGTACCCATAAGAATTATTTTCTGGACATATCAAAGCGTCGTTATAACGTCTTCCAGCCTCAGCTAAAGTCTGAGCAAAACGATCTGGTGGCAATTTACCTCTATATTCCGCAACTATCGCTGAGGCTTCTGTATCGATTATATGGAACGTTGAATAATCAGCAGCATCACCACGACTAACATCAGCAGAAATAATATACTTCTTGGATCTTGCCGGATAATCCCAAACCCAAACCCCCATTTGAGGACCCCACTTTTCAATTGGGTTTCTTATCCAATTTCTAATATATTCTATATCTTCTACTTGCAAAAAAGTGTCACCAGATGCCTGAAAATCGCACATTAACTCTTGTGCAATCTGCTGTCGCGACATATTTTTCGTTTCTTCTTCAAACCACTTCTCATCTCTGTCTGGATGTACGTCCCATTGAAGCTTTATTGCATTGAATATATTTTCTTTGTTCTCAGCCTGCATCCAAAGATCATAATATTGCCCACCAACACCATTCGGCGTCGATAATATTATAGCTCTACCTCCAGTTGACAATGTAGGGTATAAACCTGTCCACAAAGTATCGAAATTCCGTACGAAGGCTGCTTCGTCAACAACCAAAAGAGAAAGAGCTTCAGAACGTCCAGCATCTTCAGACGTTGGGATAGCTTTTACTGTTGAACCATTTGAAAATTCAATAGCTTGTTTGTTATTATTAACTATTCCGGGAAGAAGCAACCACTTTGGCATTGATTTAATAATAAACTTTACTTTTCGAATGAAATTTTGTGCAACAGACAACTTTGTTGCAATTACTAATACGCTTTTATCTTTATGAAATATAGCCAACCACGCACAATATGCTGCTGTAATCGTCGATAATCCTAACTGCCTTGACTTTAAAATAATATTAAATCGATGCTCGTTAAAATCTTTAACGCATGCGTCTTGAAATTTATAAGTGTTAAACGGAATCGCACCCTTGATAGGATGTTGAATCTTTACATGTTTATTGAAAAAATGAATAGGATTTTTTCCACACTTTATAATTTCTTTTATCTGACGCTGTTTTTGCGTGGGTGCCATATTACTATAAACCTAAATAATATATTACTGTTCTAGTATATCTAGCACGAACTAAAGAAGGATTATGGGAAATATGTTCAACATCTCCGCCCGGTGCAAGATTCTCTTTAACTATTTTGAGAGTATCACCAGTTAATTCTTTAAACTCTTTCTTTGTTCTTGATATAACTTCGTTCAAAGCCTTTAACGATTCATTGTCTAATTCTTTCTTCTGATTCATAATCCCAATTCTAGGATTAAAATTAACTACAGTCTCAAATCTTATATTCAAACACGCTGAATCTTCATGATTTTCCAAACTATGTCTAATTGCATGGCCTGCATCTCGTATTGCAGAATTACCAAACGTATCGTTCAATATATTCCCCAAAGCTGTAATATGTTCTGACTTAAGCATTATTCTTCTCCCTTATTATTATTAAATATCACTCTTTTAACTTCTTCCTTACTTGGACGCCAACCATTTTTCCATTTTACTCTATTTGGCTGCATAAAATATAACGAACAGTCTAGACAACAACCATGGTTTGTGTGCTCAAAAACATCTTCTTGATGCCTAAAGGCAAAACCGCAAATAGAACAATCTGTTTTTGATGGAACATAAGATTCTGGAATTATAATTGCAATTTGATTCTCTTCATAATATTTTTTACTCATACACCACTTTACTATCTTTTCCCACTTTTGTTATCTCAATAATTTCATCTACCGAATCTTTTATTATATCAACATGAGATATAATTATAATAAGTCTATAATATTTTTTAAACCGATGCAATAAATTTGACACTGCCTCTAAATTTTGATGATCCAAACTGCCAAAACCTTCATCAACTACAAACATATCAGATTTGTTAAGATTCGAAACATTCCCCAATGCAACGCGAAGCGCCATACTGGAAACCATCTTTTCCATACCAGATGCACATTCGATTGGACGGCGAGAATCTCCATAATTTATAAATATATCAGTGTTTTTATCATCAACGTGTAATTCAACAGTAAATCCAGCTACATCCTGTAAAATATTGCACAACTCTCTATTAATCACTGGAATTTGCTTTGACATAATATATGTTGGTATACCTCTCCAACTAGTTGCCTTTAAAAGAAAATCATATACTTTCCATTCAACCTGCAATTTATCATATTCCAATGACTCTTCTTCAAATTGCTTGATCTTAGCACTCGCTTGACCAATGTTTCGAACACATGAAAATATATCGTTGTTCAAATCTGTCTTTTTATTGCCCAATCTCTCCAAAGTGTTCTGCAATTTCTTAAGAGCAGAAGATTTTTCGTTATCAAGCCTCAACTCCATACTAGCTATTGAATCTTCTAATAACTCTATTTTTTTACGAACTTCTTTCTCACGTGAAATAAACTTTTCAATCTTTGTCGACATTACTAACTGCTTCATTTCTAAATCAGATATGTTTTTTAATAACTCGCTATAACGTGTAATTTTTTGCTTCAAACCTTCGTTTTCCAACTCTGACACTTTTATTTTAGCTTCTTCTACTTCTGACTTGAGATTATTAACTAAATCTTTCTGCTCTTTCAAAAGCGCCTTGTTTTTATGACTTTCTGCAATAAACTTACACGTTGGAAAACTAACTCCACACGGAACAGTCTTCAATAATGAAACAGACTTTTTCTGATTTGATAAAATCGATTTTTCTTTATTAAAATTCGAACCAATCTTATATAAACTCTGCTTTAAACCCGTCAACAATTCAAGTCTTCTTTTATAACTTTCAATCGGAAAATTTTCCTTAATACATTTATATTTCGCCAACCGCTCTTCAATTATACACAAGTCTTCTTCGTTACTCAACTTTTCGTTTATAATATTAATAAGATTCTTGGTACTCTTCAATATACTCTTTTTTTCTCTTTCTAAAATAGACGGATCAACAAAATCTTCCGAATATTCTTTTTCTGCTTTCGACTTAAGCTCACTATACCTTTTGTTCAAAGACAATATATTCTGAGATATCTCCTCTTTCCTTTCTTTAAACAATACAACCTGTTTCCTCTGCTCTCTAATCGCAGATACCCAATCTTTTGCCTCAAGCCTTTTCAACATTCCTTTTACACCAGCAGACTCATCTTTCAAGATCATTTGCATCTGATCATATATATCCAATCCCATAAAACTACTAATCGTTTTCTTACGCTCTGTAGGACCCTGAGCAATAAAAGAATTCATATTTCCCTGCGCTGCAAAACTAGTCATCATAAATTCTTCTGGCTGACCAATCAATTTACGTAAATTCTTTTCCGTATCTCTTCTTTGCTCACCTGAAAGATCTTTAATAATGTTTCCATCATCGTTAACTTCAAACAAAGCCAAATAACTCATCGCACCAGAATTTCGATGACCTCTAGCAGCATATCTAACCGAATGCCTCTCCAATCTATATAACTTACCATTAACAGAAAAAGTAACATCTGTAGAACAGTCTTGTGCCCTGGAATTAATAACATGTTGTACGGAATTAATCCCTCTATCATTCGAATTGTACATGGCATACATTATAGTACCAGGTATGGACGATTTACCACAACGATTCTTTCCAAACAATCCAACTATACCAGATAACTTTTTGAAATTAATACTATTCTCTTTCCCATAACCGAATGTATTATCAAAATTCATATTTCGAATTGACCACTGATTTCCCATGTTATCCGACGTATACTTTACTTTTGGCACGATGTCATCAATCAAACGATCAACGTCTTCCCAAAATATACTATCATCCTCAAATTCTTCAGCATATTCCCGCAAAAGCTTTTTGTGAGTTTCTGGATTCGTTAAATCTTCTATCTTTATTTTTTGACTGGTTTCAACCGAAATTCCATTCGAATGCTTAAGCTCTAACTTATATACAACCTCATCTGCTTTATGCTCTCGGCGTAATACAGTAGCTAACTTTCTTTTAGTCTTAGGATCAAGTTCAGTATTGGTACGTATACGGTATCTAGCACCTTCAGGCCAGTTCTGCATACAGAGCTTAACAGTATTTTGAACTGTTCCTTGCCAATTGACCGTAACAAAAGGATTGTGGTGTGTAACAGGAAAAAACTCGACAGTAAAATTATCATTGTCGACAATGTCCCACAACAAAAAACCCTTTTCGCCACTTTCACCATAATTTTGTTGGATCGTTGATCCACAATACCAAATTCGTCCATCTTTATCTAATTGTTGCCTTTTGTGAATGTCCCCTAACATTGCAAAACTAAAACCACGGAACAAATCCATCTTGGTATCACCCTCTAACATGAAATCCATGTCAGTATGACTACCCCAAACACAACCATGATATAATGCAATATTTATCTTTCCTTTCTTTGGAATTACTTTATTATAATTTGATTCGTCAAAAGGACTAAAGGCACACCAATTAACATCTGAAAAATCCGGATCCTGGTATACTCCACTCTTTCTATATAAATAGACCCGCGGTAAGTTTAATGCCCTTAATATTGGACTAATCGCATCTTGCCGATCAGAATTCATCAACAAACCATCATGATTACCCAATATAATGTGAACCGGAGCTATCCGACTCATCTCTGTAAACCACCAATTCAAACAATCAATCAACTCCGGACTTATTCCTTGAGTTTTACTATGTACAATGTCTCCCCCGATAACTATAGCATCGATGTCCAGATTCTTACACTGCTCGAACATGTTTGCAAACGACTTTCTATACTCTTCATGCCTAGATAAACCGCGCCAATGAACGTCAGCTATGTGTACAAATCTCATATGTATCCTCTTTATAATTTGTTAATTAAATAATTAATCTCTTTCAATCCACCCTCATATTTTACTCGGCTACCATATAAATGTTCAACTTCTTTTTTATCCATATCCCCGAGATCTCTTTCAACGTCGAGAGCGCTAGCCAAATAAACATCAACATCATACGATAAGAAAGTGTCGGCTATTAATAATTGTTTCTTCCAAGCATCCGCATCCAAAGATAAAACAACATCCATAGCATTCCTTACTATCTTGGAAAACAATAGAGAACTCTCCTGTATAGAAGAACCTAATAAACATGTAGCATTTATATCCCCACACTTCATCCAATCAAACGGTCCCTCTACCAGTAAGATAGAATCAGCTTCCCAATCTATATCGATATCATTAAATACTATAGACTGCTTATCAGCTTTTGCATTAAGATACTTGTATGGATTGTCGTCTATAGATCTAGTTACAAAATAATTCAACTCTCCATCTGCATCAAAGGACGGTATGATAAGCCGACGCTTATACTTCCACTCCTCTACAGCATACCCAATTCTATACCTCCACAGATCAGAATCAGTCAACCCACGCTCTAAAGCATAATTTCTTACAACCTTTGCTTCAGGATCGTCTAAATGTGCCATTACAAGGCGGAATCCGGATGGCAATACTACAGGATCTAGATCCAATGGAAGGGTTAAATTGTTGTAGGGGAACCGTCCACCAAATTTGTCATAATATTGGCTGACAAGATCTGGTCTTTTCATCTTAACAAGACGACCAATATTACCACCTTTAAGATTGCAAATCCAACAGTGATATATACCTTTGTCTAGACGTATACTCATCTTTAGCTTTGAAGAATCGTTACATTTGGGACATGGAACTGTAAGCTCCATCTCGTATCGTTTTACTNTACCAAAGACTTTCGTCAAAAATTTTACTTTCTTTTCCATGTATACATTTTAACTAACATGTATAGATTGTACATATCCAGCAAAAGATACTACCCATGCATCAGCCATGTCCCGGGTTTCAGGCAATAAGATCTCGATACCTTTTCGAGGCCCATTCCGAAGTATCTTGGTTGGCCATTTGTATGGCAAGTGATTGTATACCCACTCGAAAACTTGTTCCTTTACAGCTATACCTGATTTCTTTTTTGATATCGTTTTGATACCACAAGATTTTCTGGCAGTTGACACAGAAATGAGCTCAGGTGTTATATCTAGCTCTTTAAAATTTACATATTGTATAATACCATTGAACGCAGCCAGAAGGGTTATTGTCCTCGCTGAAGACATTCCACGACCATACCTTTGAAAGGCTTCCTCTATGAAAACTCTGGAAAAGTCGTAATTGCTTTTTAGTCTAACTAAAACTGACCTAAATTCTTCAGCTTT